ACAAAATGATTAATCGCAAAAAAATATAAAAACAAAAAAAATAGTTAAGTGAAAAAACAAAAACATTTGCAATTTTTTGTTGTATTCTTACAAACATACATCATGAAATTGTAATACTTTCCCACCCATTACTTGCATAAAATCGTATACATTCCCCCCATAACTTACTTAAAGAATAAATTATCCAATAAATATATCAAAACATGAATACACCCTGGATTGAATTTCAAGGCACGTTTGCGAAACAAATTTCTGAGGAACATTTTAACATTTGGGAAAAAGATGCTTCTGATAAGAACAATACAATTCTTCGAATAACAATAAATGATGATGTTATTGAAACAATTGTCGATTCAAATATAGTAGACGAGTTACGAAAGCACAATTGGTGTGCATATAAACAAGTACGTAGTAATTGTAAAAACCCAAGCGCAAAAGCAAACTTTTATATAAAAAACAAAACGAACATCACATGTACGTTACATGAAAATGTTATACAGCTGAACAATATTAAAAAGCCGGACGAGGATAACAAATACTCAGTAGATCACAAGAATCGTGACACACTAGACAATCGTCTGGAAAATTTACGATGGGCGACTCAATCCGAACAAAATATGAATACTGATAAACGTGTTCGCAAATACAACGCGAAAGATCTCCCAGAGGGCATTTTACCCAAAGATATACCCAAATGGGTCACATACAATAAAGAAGTTTATAACAAAGAGACCGGTGCAACGCGTGAATTCTTCCGAATCGAAAAACATCCAACCATGAAAAATTGGACAAGCTCGAAGTCAAACAAGGTGTCTATTCAGGATAAGCTCGCCGAAACATACAAAAAGCTCGAAGAGTCTGGTGACCCCTTTGAACATCCTATTTTGAAGTTTAAATATTCCGGAAGTGAGAAACCAGATTACGTGAAAAGCTACGACAAAGATCCGAACGTGCTTGAAACGGATGGCGAATTCATCCTGAAAAGAGACATGATTCCAAAGTATGTCAATTTCGTAAAGGAGACTGATAAGCGTGGGTGTAAGTTCGAAATAGCCATACCTAAGCAAAAGCGATGGTCCACGTCGGGTTCGAAGAAGGTGTCTCTAGAAGATAAGTACAACGCGATGATCTCGCAATATAATACAATGCAAGTTTAGAATATGACTCAAAGGTCAAAGACTTTAAGGTTCGCTTATCAACTCTGATAAGCAAAAACGGGGATGACTCAAGTTGAGACTTTTGACGAAACTTTACTCCAACTTGAGGAGCAAAAAAAGGACGACGAATGTTTGATTTGCAAGTTAGCAAAGCAAAAAAAGGAAGATAAAACTTTTCTCCACCCGGTTGTGGAGCAAAAAAATGAAAAAAGAGGCGGCGCAATATATTGATCAACACGTCAGCGCTGTAAGCACCGCTGTTAAACACAATAAGCCGTTAAGTAACAAGTATTGGAAAATGTGGGACACATTATCGGAAGAAATTCAAAATATGTATCTGCAAACAAACTCACTTCCAGAAACGTACAAAAATGTGCGCGGGATAAAAGTTCAGCAGATTGACTCAATATCAGGAAACGTATTGAAAATCTATAACTCTCTGTCAGATGTCATTAAAGAATACAACATTTCCGTTAAAACCATCAAAACAGCATCTAAAAATGGTACTGTACACGCGAATTACAAATGGAGAGTAATATAACATAACACAATAATTATTCCCAATCTTCGTCGTCACTACTCACCGCTTCACCACGAGCAATACGAGCTGCTCTAATCTTAGCCTTTTTCTTTTTTTCTTGACGAGACAATACTTTTTTCGCTTGTTTGACCTTAACAACATTACCAAGAGAATCCACCATTTCTTCCATCGCCTTGAACTCTACTTTTTCGGAAGCGACGTTAGTCATCCATTCAGCATCCCCTTTACAATCTAAGTGTCCGATACCATCTTCCTTCTTCTCCAACACCCAAGTTTCAGGACACAATTTAGAACAGAAGTCATTATTGTGTGTAATCATGACAACACCACCTTCATATTCTTCGATAGCGGTCGCTAAAGCACCGAGCGACTCTCTGTCCAAATAGTTTGTGGGTTCGTCTAATATAATGATATGAGGTTGGTTCCAAAGAGAAGCTGCTAAAACAACTTTTACCTTTTGACCACCAGACAAAGCAGACATTCTGTGATGACTTCCAAATTCGCGATCTAAACCAACATCCTCCAAATGTTTTTCAACGTTTACTTGTGTGAGAGGTCGTTTATAAGCACCTTCTCTCATAGTTATTTTTTCATCAACCATTTTGCAATGTTTTTTAAAACCAAGCTTTTCTAATTTTTCTTGTGAAAGATATGTATTGTATTCATAACCCATACCAACCCAAGCAACTTCGTATAAAAGTTCTTTTAGTTTTTTATCTTCCTTGCGTGCACCAGTCAATCTGTCAATAACACGTTTTATTTTAACAGTGTTTCCTTTGTCATCAAGACTATCAATCGTAACAGGTTGATTACAAATAGTTTGTTCTTCGTCTGTCAATGTCATTGTTTCTTTTTGTATGGCTTCCTTGTCTTCGCCATGTTCGAACCTCCAACGAATATATTCGTTAGGAGTCTTATTTAAATGTTTTTCTATATGATGAAAAGCATGTTGTGCTACATATGCTACACGTGCGTTAGGATGTTTCCAAACTGTACCTTTCGTGGGAATCGTTTCGCCAGTTAACATTTTGATCATTGTGGATTTACCGGCACCATTAACACCAACGCACGCAACTCTAGACGATAATGATACTTGTACAGTAATATCTGTTATGGTGGGTTTGTCATTTACTGGATAGGTGTATTCGCACTGTGACATTTTTATGAGGGGCTTACCTTTGGATTTGATTCCTTGAATGAATCCGGGCTGTGGAAAGTTAAACTTGAGTTTATTTGATTTGAGTTCAAAATATGCTTTGGCATCTGGATTATTTGAAACAAAACAACTTAAGTTACCTTTTGTTGTGAAAAGTTTAAGGTTTTTAATCTCTAAAATGTGAGTGCAACATTTATCCAATAGTTTAGAATCGTGAGAAACAATAATAGATGTAACATTTTTCAATGAATTAATATAATCTATCGTCCATTGAACATTGATAACGTCGAGATGATTAGTAGGTTCGTCCATGAGAAGAATGTCGGCTTTTTGTAACATCGCTCTCGCTAATGCGAGTTTCATTCGCCATCCACCGGATAAAAATGTGACTGGTTCAGAAACCATTTTCTTGGAGAAACCAACAGTATGTAACATATTTTCAATATCATCTTTAGGAATTTTAGCATTTTTAATACGTTCATCAGCAAATATGTAATCAATACATGATAAATCAGACAATTCTCCTAAAATATCAGCTTCAACAAATACCGTACGCAACTCAGAACCAGGAGGGAATCCTTCCACTTGTTCGTTGGCAATCGCTCGCATGAGTGTTGTCTTACCCGAATCATTACCTCCCAAGAGACCGTAGCGATAACCTCTTAACAGTTTCATATTGGTGTTGTGTAAAAGGATTTTTGAACCATATGCTAACGTGAAAGTACAGTTACACAATTCTTCAACATCCTCTTCCTCTTCCTCCTGAACAACTCCTTTGGACAGTTCTAGAACACAATTATCTAAAACGTTTTTAATATTACATGTAAGTTGTTGTGTATCAATAAACTGTTGCCATATTTTTAAATCAAGTATATTTGATTCACACATACACAAGATAACGAGTGAAACATATTGTATAGATAACTCGTCATATTCAACACCATTGTCAACAATCCATTGTTTGATGATGTCTTCTGTTAATTTTTTGAATGTACTTTTTTGAATATTGTTTTCTATGTTTTTGAAATGTGAATATGCCTGTTCGCAAACAGATCTCGCTTCCGGATCAGAGACCTCGTGGCGCGCCTTGTCTAATCCTGGCATTAAAGCGGGTAAAAAGGATTCGACTTCGGTGGGTTGTTCTACAAGTTTGGACATATTCGCGCAAATTTTAGCACATTGGCGTTTTATAGAAGCACTTTTTTCCTTCAATCCTCTCGATAATAGCGGAACTGTAATGGATAACGTCGCACTGTCAACAGTTTGAACAAATGTACACGACGCTAAATCATGAATTGTTTCGGGAACGAGTGAAATATCCGATATGGCATCAATAATTTTGGGTATGACGTTTATGATGTCTTTGTTGTCAATAGTAATACATACCTTACGCATCGTGGTAACCGCTTGTTCTTTTACTTGAGTTGATATATGCGTCATGCAGTCGGACAAGATGGGTATTATTGATGTCAAACAATGTGTTATTTGAATGGGTGCGTTTTCGGCTAAATGTGATAACATTTTGAGAGAACCTATAACCGTGTATTCACGACAAGAATTGTCCATAGAATCTAATAGTTTAGGAATAATCGCTCTAACGTCATAAACTGAAATGTTAGATATGATTTTGTTACCAACAGCTTCTGCCTTTTCACGAACTAATTTGTCTTTATCAGAATATGCTTTTAGGATACAAGGCAATATGTTAATAGAAAAAGATGTGCATTCTATTGGAAAATTTACGTAAATAGTTTCAATTATTGCTAATGCTGATATACGTTGTAAAATACGTTTTTTATTGGTATCGTTCAATTCATTTTGAATAATAGATAGTATATGTGTATTGCAGTAAGAAACAATACTAGATTGTTCTTTAAGAAAAACGTGTAAATCATTTAATTTATTGGTTTGATCGGATTCTATAATATCATGTATTATTGACATGTTTTTATTTTGAATACTTTATATAAGATTGCATGAATAAAATTGTATATAATTAACGAAGTTCGTCTGTAAATGGAGAGTAATATAATTTAAAGAAGTACAATGATTCATAATCAATGTTGAAAGAATTAACAAAGATCTTTCTTAATGTAAATAATTTTAGGGTATACAAGTTGTATACAAAACCATATCCTTGTTATTATGATGAACGTCTAAAAAACTTTCATTATTGCACTTGTATATTTAAATGTAAATATCATGAACCTGGTGAATACACGGCTAACTTAAAAGGGTGTAAACTTTAAAGACTCATATTTGGTAATTGTTCCATGCGTTGTTTCAATTCATTTCCCATTTCATACAGACGTGACATTTCTATTCTGTTATCAAAGCTGTATATCTCTTTCGTAAATCGATATTGTATATCATCCTCTCCAATAACAATTTGAATCATAAATCCCCATTTAATAATAAATTGTTTTGTAGCATTCATTCTACATTGATCTACAATTAAATTTTCGTCCTCGTCAAACACAAACGCTTTATTGAAATCAATGCTATATAACAACAAAATGTCCATTATTCTATAATACTTCAAATTTTTTTTAAATGCCTTATTTGTTCTTCAACCAACGCATGTTGAGCGTTTTTCAATCCTCGTATTAGTGATGGTTCGGGACAAATGACCCACACAAAGTCTTGGTCTTGACAAGTAAAGATACGACAAAACAACTCCAGTGGAGACAAAGCAGTTACATTTTGATACGCGTATTTACAAGACCACATGATTAATGTTGACATATCCTTTCGCGAAAGTCTCTTTTCATTAAGAAGCAGATTATACAGTGCGTACTCTGCAAAATCAGTCCATAAAAGTTCCCACGAACGAACAACGACCGACTTGTCTG